TTTTGTTCATTTATTTCAAATCCAGTTGTATCTAGATTATTAAACATATCCATTAGTTCTGTTATTTCTCCAGAAATTTCTTCAATAGCTTTTGCTCTTCTCTCTGATGCCTTTTCAAACATATCTGTAAAAGCATCATCAAAACCTAATAATCCTTTGAAAACTGATATAGCATGGTCAAATAAAGAAATATTATCAAATAAACTAGATGTTTCTAATTCAATTAATTTTACATATTTAGTTTGTATTAAAGACATTATAGCTTGTGCTTTTGCTTTTTCTTGAAGCATTGGAATATATTCTTCAATAGCTTTTGTTGATTCTTTAGTTAATCGACCTTCTTCATCTAGTTCTAAATTTAATTTTTTATGACTTCTGTTTAATTCATCAACAGCTTGTTGTTTTTCAAATGTAGAATTTCTTGCATCATCTAATACAGAAACTAATGTTTGTAGTTTGCCAATTTGTTCTCCAGCAACTTTATTAGCTTCCTCTTGTACTTTTTTAAGCTCTTTTGTTTTTTCAGTTACACCAGATAACATTTCCAATAACTTTGGACCAAAAGAAATAACTAACTGTATAGCTATTAAGAAACCACCAGTACCTAAAAGAGATGCACCTAATTGTTTAAATGATGCAACTACACTTTTATTTGTTTCTATAAAACTTGAGAATAATGTAATAACCTGAGATAAGTTGTTAGCAATAGCTGTATATCCATAAGCAGCATCTGAAGCCAAACGACCTGTTTCTAAAAGTATAGCATTATTTAAACCAGATTGAGCTCTACCTTTTTCAGTAGCTTTTGTTACTTTAGTTGTAGCTCCTTCTAGTTGATTTAATTTATTTACTACTTTATCTACGTTTACTTCTGCTGATTTTGTAGTAATATCAACTTGTATAAGTATTTTTTTACTTGCCATATCTTACTCGTTTTAATTGTTCTTTCATTTCTTTATAATTGCCAACAGCAGAATATTTACCTTTAGCAATTTCAATCAATTCGTCTTCACCATACCAATCAGAAGCGTTCAATAAATCTATTATATTCTTTATCATAATTTATATTTTATCCTCCAGAATTACAAGTTAATGGGTATGTTACAGTTATATCATATTCAGATTCCCACCAGCCCTGTTCTCTTAACGAAGGGGTAGTAGGGGTAAAACCATCAGCATACCAGTTATCATAATTTGTTCCATCACTATATTTTCCATTAGGTGCAAATATTGTTAATCCTTTATTAGTATATATTTTACCAGTTGTTGTACTTCCAAATGAAACAGCAGGTACATTTGAATATACTGTAACTAATGTTCCAGTAGAACAATTATTACTAGTAAAATCATAATATAATTGAATTTCATAATATGTTTGTTCTAACTCATTGACAAGCTCTAATTCACTTCTTTCAGTCATTAAGTTTGTCTTTATAGAATTAATCAAAAACTCCCTATCTTGTATTATTAGCTTATCATTTAATCTATAATTTATTAATATATCAGTTGGTAAATAAGCTGATACCTTAAATATTCTTTTTTTCTTATCAAATAATCCATTGACATAGTTAGCATAAAAGTTTCTAAATAATGAATTAGTTTGCCCATCATAATCTGTTAAGGTAAACTCATCAACTTCATTATCAAAATTTAATGTATAATCTGGAAATATAGTTGATGTACCTGTTGAATTAGTATTAGATGGTCTAAAATAATTAGGAATATTATTTGGAGCTGGACTTCCATTACTATTTACATTTAACCAGTTTATATTTTTTTGACCATCAGTAAATGTTTCATTGATGCCATAAAATAAAAGTGGTTTTGTTAATACTGGGTCATAATCTCCTGTTGCTGGATTAGCATCTAAATCTGAAGTAAATTCTCCATCGGCAGAATATCCATAAAGTATTTGTGTAGTATTATCTACAATAGATATAGAATAATTATCTCCACTAACCATAATGTCTGTATCTAAAGTTAATTGTGTATCACTATCTATTGCAGTTACTAAAGCTGTAGTTGTATTATTTATATTATTAACTCTATCTCCAACTTTCACAGTATCTGTAAAGTTCTGTGAGCTATCAACTAATTTATCTGCTGTAGTTCCAGTAGTAGTACCTGAAGCTCTTAAATCTTCATTTACATCAAATAATCTTTCAAACTTCATGTGTTCAAAAGGAACTTCTATTTCATATGTTTCAGCTCTATCTAATCCATATAATTCAAAAGATTCGTCTCCAAATACTTCATTGAATTTCTCTTGATGATTTATAGATATTAATGTAGATGGTTCTTGATATTTAAATTCAACACGACTATAATTTATAGCAGCTTCTACTTCACTATTTTCTATATCTATATGTTTAGATATATCATAACTACCACCAGACGGATTGTTTACTGCATCAGCATAAAAATCATCTAATGTTTCTACTTGTATTTTACCAAAGTTTGCATCTCCAACATCATTTATGTAATATGCTGTAAGATTAAACATTTTAAATAACCCAGTTAAAAAGTCAATACATTTTAATTTTGGCACTTGATTTCTTATAATAATTTCTGATAATGTAGATTGTTGTGCACAAACATAAGTTCCTACTTGGTCAGGATTACCAGCTTCTTCATAAGTTATTTGTAAAGAAGGTGTAAAAGATAATGTTCCTTGAGATGTAATAGTCCAAGTTATATTATATTCATATCTTGCTTCTGGACCATCTTCTCCAATAGAAAAAGATAAAGTGTTTGTGCCATCAACATTAGTTTTTGAACCTCTAGTTTCTCCAGATATAGAATCTACAGCAGTTATATCGTATTTAATATCTCCATATCCTGAAGCTGGTGTAATTGTTATAACTGCTATATAAACCTCTCTTGGAGCTGGACCTCCACCTTCACCATCAACTATCCAGTTAGTTCCGTTATTATCTGGTGTATCACCATTTTCAATATCAAAAATATCATCTCCTGAACTAAAAGTCCAGTTACCAATTATTTTAGTTTCTTCATTTTCTGAACCTGATGTTATACCACCTTTGTTTCTGTGAAGCCACATATATAAATTAGAAAATGCAGCAGATGTAAAAAAGTCTCCTACAAAATCTATAGAGTATTTGTTTTCTATGGATTTAATTATTTCACTACAAAGTATTGCTGGTTTTAAATCTAAGAAAGATACTCCTCTTGATTTCTGAACACCATCATAATATACATTACCAGAGTATTGAATATTCTGATATATATAAAAAGTAGATGTTGCAGCATCAGGAAATATATCTTCTTTTAGTGTAAGTTTTGTTGCTGATTTTACTTGTGTTACTAAAGTGTGTCTATCATCTGTTAAATTATAAACATAATCACCAACAGCAACTGGAGGTGTAACTTCATTTATTGTGCTAGTAAATTGAGCACCTGAACTATTTAAAGTATTTTCTTCTCCACCAGAACCTCCATTTGTATTATAATGTCCTATAAAAGTTCCATCAGCTCTGTAATCAGTAGAATCAAAATATAATCTTTTAGTGTGTGTAATTAAAGGATATATAATTGAATCTGCTACAGAGTTTTCATTTAAACCCTCTACAAGTCCGTCATATACATCTGATGCAGAATATGAATGATTATAATTATCAAGATATGGCAAATCTTTCAATTCATCATCTCTCATCAAATCTTTTAGTTTTACAGTATTGCCATAAAAAACTACAGAATAAGATGATGCTTGATTGTCTTTTAGTTTTACATTTCTTAACGCTAATTTACCTCTTCTAAAAGGCAAATGGTCTATTTCTATTAAGGCATCTACTTTTATTCTAGTATCAAATCCATCATCAATATTATAATTATACCAATGTTTAAATATTTTATTATTTGTTTTTGATGCAGGTAAAGAGAAACTTTGTGAGAAATCTGTAAATACAACACCTATGTCTCTTACATCTTGTATCTTAGATGTAACTGTAATATTTTCATCACCAAACAATTCTGCTTGTTGATAATTACCATCAGTATCTTTTATATATAAAACTATTTCTTGCATTAAGATATATTGTTTATTTTATCAAAAGCATAATCGTATTGTACAGTATATTGAATTAATTTATCATTGACTGACTTTTTAAATCTTAGTGTATTAGATTTTAGGTTTATAGGTAAAACATTTGTTAAGTCATCTGCCCAAACCAATTCAGCTAACATCTTTTGTCTTACTATTTCATTATGTCCTTCAGGATAAAATCCAGTATTTACAGTAATAGATTCTCTAGCATTTACTAAGAACTTCTTTTCTTCATGTTTTGTAACTGCATAAGAAGGAGCTGTTGCACCTGTTTCTAAATCTAATATATTATTTTTGAATTTTTCTGATTTAACAGTTATATCTTTTACAGATTTTTTGAAATACCATAAGTTTTGTAAAGCACCATATTTATTATAAAATATAATATTTAATGGACTAAATTTACATTCATTAACTTTCTTTAATGTAATTACAACATCATCTGGATAAGAAGAACTGTTACTAGAAAAGGTAACTGTATCTCCGTCAATTAAAGTTGCTGTATCTTCAATAATTACATATTGTATTTTTTGGTTAGTATCACCAGTATCATTTATAGTTAAATTTGTTGTACCAGAACCCCAAGTAGAATCATTGGTTTCCCAGAAATCATCAGCGGCTTCCCAGTTTATATTAGCGCCTGCACTAGATTGTAATGAAACTGTTATTGTTGCAGCTTCAGCAAAGACAGGTATTTTTATATCTTGCCCATCAAAATAATAAACATCAGTATTATCTTGTAAAACCATAGGAGTTGTTGTGCTTCTAGGATTTATACCATCTTCAAAATATCCATATCCATCTATTGCCAAGAATTGAGTTGTAGTTGTATTTTGACCTCCTACTTGTACAATAGCATTTGCTACATCATATATTGTTACTGTGGCATCTATCCATAAAGCATCAGTAGCATAATCATTATATTCTGTTTCCATGTAGTCTCTTATAAGCTGACTTAATTCGAATACTACAAAATTGTTTGTTCCTATTTCTTCTTTAGTGATTGTATATCTTAAATCTGTATTTGTATCTTTATCACTTGTTTCACCAGTCCATATATATAATTGTAATTTAGCTTTATACAAACTTGAATTATGTACTTTAAAATAGTAAGGGCTTCTTGTGTTTATTATTGTACTCATTATGTTTTTCTTGTAAATGTTTCTCCTGATTTATCCCAACCTAACATCACTAATATCTCATCAAGATTTAATGATATATCTTTTATAACGCTTGGAGCAACTCCTACAACGCTATCAAATTGCTTATCTACTAGATGCTGTAAAAATCCAGTTCCTTTTATTCCATATCTATCTAATTTTCTTTTTATTAAAGTAGCAGCTAAACTTTTATTTTTTACTTTTTCAAGTGTTACTGGTTTTTTATCAATCCAATTTTCAATTCCTTGTTTTGTTGCTTTTACTTTATTACCATCAGCACCTTCATCAAGTATTTCACCATATGAGTTTCCAACCACCCTATAAGATTGAGTTGCTCGAAACCCTCTTTCATTAACTACATTTTTTAGTTTCTTTATTAATCTTAAACTATTAAGTAAATCTCCACTTGAATTTATTGGTTTAGTAATATTTCTTTTACCAAATAATTTACTTTCATAAGTTCTTGTTCTAGGTTTTTTTATTTCTTGCCTAGTTAAAACAATTAACTTTTTTACATAATTAGTTAAATATGCTTCTGTATTTTTTAACTTAAAATTCATTAGCAAGGTGATTCTCCGTTAGCGTTAATATCCGATATTTGATTATTTGGCACTATAACATCAAATGTTAATGACCATCCAGCAAGTAAATTTTCAAACCTATCTTCAAACATATCTGCTGTAAAATCAGAATCAATTTGAAATAAATTAGTAAATAATTCTCCTCTTCTCATAGCACTTTGCAATCCATTAACTACAAAAAACATCGTATTTAAAATATCTTGTCTATTGTCTATTCCATGAAAATAATTACTTTGGTCTTTCACATCTTCATTAGTGTCATGTACAACATCCATACAAATAACTTGTACGTTAAAAACAACAACGTGCTCTTGAAATGTACAGTTGTTTACTATGATATGTGCCAAAGGAAATATACTTTGTTTAGCTAAATCTACCTCAAATATATCTCCACTTGTAACTGTGTTTATGTTTGAATTACCTTGAAGATATGTTTTTAGTGTATCTAATATGTCGTAAAATGTTGTCATGTTTTATATGCCTTTTTTATTTCTTGATTCTCTATTTGTATTTTTTCTTTTTCAAACGCTAGATAATTTAAACATTGGAAAAGTGGTAGTTTCGTAACTTGTTGAAACTTGCTGACGTCTCCTTTAGCGAGTGCATAAATCGATTGATACCATCCCCATTTTTTTCCAAATACGCTTCTAGCTGTTGCAAACTCTCTCTCGTCAGATTCTTCTCCATATATTTCGGTATAGCTCCCAGTAACGCTTTCCCTAAATCGTAAAAAAAAACCGTTGAACTTATCACCACATTCATTGGCATCTCTTTCATCACTTCATGTATTTCTTCTTTTACTTCATAAGGTGCAATAGTATATTTATTGCCTAATTTAAAATTAACTGGTCTGTACAATACAGCCATCGCTTTATGTATTTTTTGCCAATCAGGTAAATTAGTTTCAATATCAATATACTCCCCTAAACTTATATCATCTAGTTTTGGTATAAAACCCATATCTACTCCTTCTAAGTCGAATCTTTGAATCAACTTTGGTTTCTCTTCAAATGCTTTATTTAGTATATCTAATATTTTTTTGTAACCTCTTACAGATATTTTAGAAACATCTTTTAAAGATATGTTACAAAATATTTCAACGAGCTTCATATTTAGAAAGTTATTTAGCTCTTCAGTTTCTTCAGCGTCTTTGTGAGCATCTACAACTTTCATATACTTTTGATATTGCCACAATTTAATGTCTGCAAGGGTAGTAGGTACTTCTAACTCAATAGTTTTTCTTGCCATATAATAATTAATAATTTAGTTAATCTTTGTATCTCAACTTACTCATCTGAATATATGTCAGGTAGAATATGTTATTATTTATGTATGTTACATATATGTTATACACTATGCATGTATAACACTAAGTATATCTACACATAGTGTTATATATACACTATGTATTATATATATAATATATATATTCTGACTATTTGACATTTGGAGATAGTTTTTTGTAATAGTGAATGTATATCTCACAAACTTTCTCACTCCATTCTTTTGTTCCGTAAGTCTTAGGACTTCTTGTTATTTTACCATTATCATCTACTTCAATATAAAATTCAGTTTGTGTCTTTGGCACAGGATACACTTTGATTCCATTATCAATACAAAACCCTGCTGCATTTAAAGTATGATTTAAAACAGTATAAAACATTTTACCCATTAGATTCATAAAGGTATTGAATTCATAATGAACTTACAAATGTCAGATGGAAACATTAGTTTGTAGAGAGAGTGGAGTAATAAAGGATACACGATTGAAAACACGCATACTCAATTAATATTCACTTTTTTTACACATATACAAATAAAAATAAATCATTTTTAAGCGTATATAGTATTAAAGTGGGGTGTATATACCAAATTAAATTAAAATGCTCTTAAATAGCGTTTAAATTGCTTCTACGGGTGTCTTTTGGGTAGGATTTAGAGGAATAATAAAAAAAAATAGTTTAATTAATCTTTTCTAATTGATTATCAACTATTTAAATAAAAGCAAAAAAAAAGAGGGATTAAAAAACCCCTCTAATTCATTAATATAATTTAATTAATTTTTAATTGTATGTAACGCTATTTATTGAGCCATCAACATTATAATAAACTCTTTTTATTACTCCGTTTAGTTTTTCTGAGCTATATTTTAAATACTTTCTTAACTCTTTATTTTGTTTTGCATGGTGCAAAATGTTTTTTTCAATTCTGTGCATAATTATTGATTTAAATATTCGTATTCTCTTTCCAATTCTTCTTGATAAAGAAATTCAGGTATATCCTCGTTAATTATTTGATTATCTGCTTTAAATAATCTCGCTTTAGTGTAACCCCCTCTAACATCTGCACCATTATGTATCTGTAGTAATAAATAACATCGATGATTTAACTCAATCCAACTACCTTGAATAACTTGAGACAAATCTGATTCATAATTATAAGAACTAAAATCTCTTATATTTTCAACTTGATAATGACCAAATTTTAAAAAGTCCTCTGCTTCTTTTGATACCCCCCAAGACAAATCTGAATCATTATTATCTGACTTAGAATTAATATTATTAAACTCTCTGCAAACCCTATCTAATTTCAATTCACTTAACCAATGAAATAAAGAAACGCATCTGTAATAATATTCGCCCTCTTTTGTAATTTCCTCTGGTTTCTCATTCTCAAAATCCTCAAAAGATTTTTTCTGGTTTCTTTGCCAATGTCGGTCGTTTTCACCTCCAGAATCAAGAAAATGTGTTCCTGTCGATTCTGTTAGCATTTGATAAATTAATTTTTTTGTTTTCATTGTTTTATTGTTTTTAAATGTTAATACTAAATAATAATGTAAATAAAATAGCACCTATAAAAATAAATGCTTTTATAAATAAATCCGATAAAATAATATTAACGAACTTATTTTTTAACCTTTGTAAAGGTGTGGCAACCTTATAAACCTTAGTTAAACTAAAATTTTCTTTTAATTCCTTAATTGGAATTTGTGAATAATTTAAAGCGTTTAAACACTCTTTTTTTTGTGTGTCGCTTAATTTATTATAAAAGTTAGTAACTTCAAATCTAGCTTTTATTAATTTTGATTTTGTTAATGTTTTCATGTTAAAATAAATTGATTAATAAATAAATTGATGATAAAAAAACAAATACACTTGATGCAAATGAAAGTATTGTAATTGTTTTAATAAATAGTTTGTGAATTGTTTTCATATTTTTAGTTTTTAATTATACTCAAATATATATAATTATTTCCAACTGACAAAATAAAATGATAAATATTTTTTTTATATGTTTGTTAATTAGATTAATTATATTTTATAAAAATTTGCCAAAAAATACCCCCATCGAATTGCTATTGAATTGACAGGGGTAAAAACCAAACATGAAAAAATGCTATTGAATTTATGTATTAAATTTATTTTTATCGTGCCTTTTGAATTTAAATTTATGTCGTTCTGAGTTCATAATAGTTACTAAATGTTTTTTATAACACATAACAGTTACAACTTTATTTATTTTATCCCATTTGAATTTATGTATCATATAATTTGCTATCCATAGCATTGAATTGTCATAATCAACAAACAACTTTGCTCTCTTTGTAGCTTTACGAATACTTTTAAACTTTAATATTACTAATTCTCTTACAAATTTATGTTGCATAATTATTGAATTAACAATTTAGGTAATCGTGATTATGAGTTACTTTCATTTTTATTTCTCCATCAGGATGCAATGCATAAATCATTTTAAGCGATTCTAACAACACTTCTAGTTCTTGTTGAGTAATTGTATAACCATATATCTCTAACCTAGCTAAAACCTCGCTATTTTCATTCTCCTCTCCTTTTATTTGCCAATGAGATGTTACTTCAATTAACACATCATTTTCTAATGTATTTAAATCATTACCTCTTGGTGTAGATATTAAATTTCTATTATACTCTTTTAAATTCTTAATAATTGTTTTCATTGTATTAAATTTCTAATTTATTTGTTCTTAACTTATAATTATATACATCTAATATTTCTTGAATAATATCATATTCATTATTATAAATATATATTTTCTTTACACTTTTACAATTTTTGATTAATCTATCAATATCAAAGTGTTCATTTTTAAACATTATCTTTTTTAATGCTCTTACAAATTTAGTAGATATAGCATTTTTGCCAATTACATCTCTCAAGTTTTGGCAATTTTCTAAAACCATTTCTCCTAAATCCTCATTTAGTTCGTAAATACCTTTTTTAATTAATGAGGTTGAGCCTTTGTTTAGTTTTGAATTGAAAGCATCAGTAATTCCAGAAAGTGTAAAATCATCAATAAAATCATCAATAATTTCTAATAATCTTTTATACTCTAAATTACCTTTTACTGCATAAGATTTAATATGATTAATTACTTTCCAACCTTGTTGATTTGTATTAATATCAACAACACAATCTTTATTGACATTATTGTTTATAACATAAAATACAGGTTTCTGTAATTGAATTAATGCTTCTAATCTATGTTGCCCATCAATAACATAATTATCATTAGTTACAATTATTGGAACAACTAAGCCAAATTTATTAATTGACTTGCAAAGTAAATCAACATGCTTTTTATCAACATCTCTGTTGAATGGCAAATACTTAAATAAGCCATAATTTTTAGTTTCAAATATTTCGAATTTTTTCATTGTTTTAAATCTTTGTAATAAGTGTTATATTCTTCTTCAGATAATAGATTCATATATTCTATTTCCCTGTTTCTACAATATTCTGATTTAGTCCACTCGGCACTTCTATCAGTATTAAATTGTTTTAAATATATCTTTTCTCCATATTCTTTTATGGCAAAGACATAATTAAATATTTTGCTTTCTGTACTCATGCTCTAAGTTTTTATGATATACATCAAGTTTAGCTTCTAACTCTGCAATTTTATCTTCATATTCTTTATTCTTTTGTGTTGCATTGTTTAATAATTGTCTTAGGTGGTTTATTTCCACTCTAACTATGTCTGGTGTTCTAGTCATCTATTTGTATTTTATTTGTTAAAAATTCTATTGTGTCCATTATGAATAAATCTTTATTTCTTTTATTATTCACACTCTTTGGTATGCATAACCAATACTGCTCTTTGTTTGTGTTAAAGAACTTTTTTAATATTGTTCCTAATGTTCTCATAATATATTTTCATATTTATTTGCTACTGCATAACTATAAATTTCATCGAACATATCTTCATTAAGATAATCCCAATAAAATGTTGTTATATCCATTCCATTTAAAGTTGCTTTTTTAATATCTAATCTATCTTCAAATGGGTCATCATAAGTTGATTCTTTGTGGTAATATTCATATTCCACACAAAACTCATAATCTAAATCTTCTTTATAATATTCTCCTTTTGCTTTCATATTATTAATTTATAGTTCTAATTCGTTTACTTCGGCATATTCAAGCCAATCATCATCTGTATAAGATATAAAAGGTTCTTCCCAATATTCAGGAAAACCTGTGTTATGAAAATATTCTTTTATATGTTCTATATAAGATGTCATAAAAAAATCTTCAATCCAATCATCATATAAATATTGTCTGTCATTTTCATCAGAACCTAAGCAATTAATAAAAAATTCCTCTTTATTCTTTTGATAATACTCAATAGTGTCTCGAACACTATTTGGTGAATTGTAATTTACTTTCATTTCTTTTTCTTTTTAATTGATTCATCTAATATTTTAATATTATTTTTCATAATAATATCAAAGTCTGCACGATGAAAATATCTGTTCTCATCGTATCTTTTTAAGGTTGCTTTAATGTTTGCTTTTTTCATTGTGTCTGGTTTTTAGTTGTTATTTCAGGTAAACCAAAATCATTATAGTTTATCTGTAAATCGAAATCAAAACCACAACTAGAACATATAAAATTATCTATATGGTTTGATGCTTTGCAGTAATCACATTTAATTGTTTTCATTTTCTTTGTTTTAATGTTTATACAATACTAAACATTCCACATGACATATCCAAATAAAAAACATAAAAAGTTTAATCTACCTCTGTAAATTATTTTACAAAATAACTACCATGTGGCACAGAACGAGTCAATAAATACTGACAAGAGTATCTAGCACCATCAATAGCATGATTAAATTTATCTTGGGGAATTGAATTTGTTAACTTCCAAGCATAGTTATTAAATTCACGAATTAGATTTATACTTGAATTGTCAATTATAATATTATAATCTTGCATCAAAGTAATTCCTGTTAGTATACTTCCTTTCTTTTTTATTGTTGGCACAATATTTAATCCTTTTACTTTTAATTCAGTCAAAAGTCGTGGCTCTGAATTATCTGCTACAATTAAATTCTTACCACAATATCGAATTGCTAAATCAAATATCTGACTTGTTGTTAATCCTGTTTTATAAAAATGTTCCTTTAACCAAATAATTTTCCTAGATTTGTCTATTGCTACTTCAACTAAAGCTGAGGGGTCAACACTAAAACCAAAGTCCAAACCAAATATTGAATCTATATCTTTATTGAATTTACCTATATTCCAATGAGTAAATATAACACCCTCTGCTCTTTGTAACCACCCACCCATAATCTGATGCTTATACTTCTCTGGTCTCCTTACTTTCATATCTTCTATTTGTTCAACAAATGATTTAGATAAATGTTCAAGATTATCTAAGTATGTAGTATGAATATAAGTTATATCGTTCTTGTTGCCATTAAATCCATCAGGAACTCCCCTGTTCTGAAAGAATCGTTGATATATCCAGTTCTCTTTTGTAGTAGGGTTTAGAATTAATATACATCTGTTTGGCACTTCTCTAGCTCTGATACTAAAATCTATTTTATCAAAACTTTCCTCATCTGTTAATTCTTCTGCTTCATCTAATACAAATGTAGATACCCCTTGAATTGATTTTAGCTTTGCAGTTTGGTCTCCACTACTTGTTCTAATACCAGAAAAGTATATTGAACTGCCTGTCAAATTGTTTATTATTTCTGTTTTAGTTATAGTAAATTGTTGAGCAATACCCATTAATTCTAACTTCTCTATGAACTCAGGTATGATTGACATACCTGCCGAAGTCATCGTAAAACGAGTAAATAATATTCTATGTCCTTTTTCAAAGGTTAGTAATACCAGAAATGTATTGACTGCAAATGATTTTCCACTTCCACGACCACCAGTAATTACAAAATATCTATTCTTTGAATTAAATAGAGCTTGATACTTTTTATTTAGATTCAGATTCTTCATCTACATCTTTAGATTCAATATCAATAGTTTTCTCTTTTTCTAGAAAGTTTATTACAGGAATATTAACCTCAGTCTTTACATCTAGCTCTTTACTTTCTTTTGGTTTGCCATATTTATATTCCCAAAGTAATCTCATATGAGGGAAACTTTCTTTTGACATCTTGGCAAGTTCTAACCATGCTTTTTCCTCACTACCAAATACTTTTTTCATACTCTGTAAAGCAAAGCTACTTAGTTTCTTTTCAGTTGCTTTAGGTTTTCTACCTTGACCTCTTGATATGCCTTTTACTGCACCATTATTTTTTCTACCATCAGGTTTTTTATTATCTAATTCTTCCATTGTTCTTTACTAATTAATTGTGATATAATTGCATAATTACCTAAATCTTGAAAAGTATCTACAACAGATTCATTGTTAGCTTTTCTTTTCTTAATAATTAGGTTTTTCCAACGACTTATTTTATCGTTCATTCTAAACCACAAACCACTCAAAGCAAATTGCTTTCCCTCTTCTGTGGTTAAGTCTGCTCCTGTACTAATATTGCCAATACCATAATCTAATTGTTTTTTGGCAAACAACTCAAATTGTTCTAACATAATAGATTCATAGTTATTGTAAAGGTTAGGAGATTCCTTTTTCAATAGCTCTCTGTATTTGTTTTTCATATTTTAATTTATATATCTTTGTATTTATACTCATCAACTCGTTTTGAATTGATAACATTTCTTCAGGAGTAAATCTGTCCTTACACAAAAAACAAGACCTTTGAATTATATATTGAATTAAATTTCTTTTATAAGATTCATAATAATCAACATCATCTTGTAATTGCTTTATTAACTTTAATAGATTGTTTGTATTCATTGATTGCTCTTAATATGCCACTACAACATTCATATTCTTCTGTTTCTTCATAATGTTTTAATATCAAAACTACATCTGTTAAAGTAGTTACATGAGATTGTAAACATAATAAAGTATCTAAATAACATTCTTCTTTATCTAAGTATAATACATTTTTCATTACAAAGTGTCTATAACTAAGTAATCATTTAAGTTAAAATCATTTTTAATAAACCTTTCATAGACATTCAATGCCATTTCTACTTTTTGTTCACCACTATAATAAAAATCCTCGCTTACATCAAATATTCCTATTTCATTTGTAGGTGTTTTATCAATAACAACAAACCTAAAGTCCTTATAAGATTTGCCAAACATATTACAATAAATATAACATTGACTATCGTAATTATATATTTTGGCACTATACTTAAATTTATTCAAGTCGCTTGTACTTTTTAAATCTACAAGCAAACTACCAAGTGCATCAGCTTTTGCCCTAAAAGGATAATCTAATAAATAATCTACTTGTGGTACTTCAAACTCACAATTTAATATTAAATCACTAGCTTCTCTACAAGTATAGAATCTATCTCTCATTCTCAATGCCTTGTCTCTATCTTTAATTGTAAAAACATCCCACCTTTCAGCTTTGGCAAGTTTGTATTGCTTATTGGCTTTAGTTGCCACATCTAAAAACAAACACTCATTAAATTTATCTTGTTCTAAAATACTTGCATGAAATAAATATCCTTGTGCAAGTGCATCAGATTCCGTTGGTAAATCTTCTGACTTTTTATATTCTCTAGGAGATTTTAATAATTTGCTTATTGCACTACTTGAAAAACAAGCAGTTGATAAATAACCATAATAGAATTTATCTTGTATAGCTTTTTCAACAAGTTCGTTTCTATCCCAAACTTCGCCATCTAATGTTGTAAATAAATCTTTCATGAGCAATTAAAATTATAGTCCTGTGAATAATCTAATTCCCAACAATCACCTGATATATAATAGTTATAAACTTCATTATAACCATTAATACAAACAAAAATGTATTTAACATAGTTGTCTCCATATTCTGCATGGTAAGGGTCAAGTTTTGGGGGAGAAGGATAATAACTTATATCGCAATTCTCTTTTGTGCAACTTGTAAAAAACATAATTAGTAGTAGTAATATTATTCTCATTGTTTCATTGTTTGAAACAAATTAAATAATAATTAATTAATTATGCAAGTCTAATTGAATTTCTTTTTCCAAATATCCATAGCAACTGCATATCTTTGCTTAGGGTCAGGATATTCTATAATCATTTTGGCATTATTCATAAATCTGCCTAAAAAGTTTTCTCTTTGTTCGTATCTCTTTGGTTTTATTAATGGCATATATAAATAATAAATACTATTAGATTTGTTTAAAAGGAACACTTTTTACATTCCCATTTCTCACCGAGCTTATTTATATATCTCTTAAATTCATAACCCTCACTATAATAAATCCATTTTTTATCAAAATATATTGCAGTTACTTTACAATTTTCTAATGGTATGTTTTCCTCATCACTTTCGTAATCATGCTCAACTTTTAATACAATAGATTTTTTAGTGTGCCAAGAATCACATAATCTCTGTAATAATAATCTTTGACCAGTAGGTATCTTTTTATATTTATATTTTACTTCAATAAGTATAAGTATCTCATTATCAAACTCTAATATAGCATCAATATCGCTAGGGTGCATTTTACCATTTTGCACTCCAGTAAAATCTATAACTTGTCTTACTTTTTTTCTATTCCTAATTAAACTACTCACTATATTCTTTATGTAATTTTTGCAAAACTTTATGCAGATTATTCTTAAAACACGAACTACAACTTGTAAGTTTCATATTATCGTGAAATATTCTATTGTAAATTTTCAACAACTTTTGTTGTGTTTTAGGGTGAACAGTTTTTTTGCCTGAACTAAAATATTTATCTAAATAATTAAATTCATCTTCTGTTAAACACTCAGGGTTTTTATATGGAAATAATTTATTTAATTTATCTCTTCTTTTATCGCAACCACAATCTTCACCAAGTACCCATTTAGCTACTTTGTCTATTCCTGTTTTCTTAAATACTTTTTCTAAAGTATCTCCTAAACCTCTACTGCTTGTATCTTTTGTAGTGTTCTCTAGCTTTTTTTCTAATTTTTTCTTTGGCATTTGTTAATGTATTAAATATTGAACTTAAACTTATTTTTGTTTCTTTACTTATATCTCGCATACTCATTTTAGTATTAAAATATAATCTAGTCATTTTTTTGTCATACCAATACCAATCATCAATCTCTTTATCAATAACATCAAACAACTCTTCTAATTTAACCTTTTTTTCATAAATGTCTATAAAATCATTATAATCTTCAACGACATCCTCATATAATTTATATATATCATCTCTGTTGAATTCACTAAATAAAAATATCTTTTTGTTTTTTACAGACTTGCCAAACTGCAAAAACTTACTATAATAAATATTTCTCATTGTGATATAAATATAAAAAGTATTAATTTCTTTTTCATTATACATAATCCTATCTACATCTTTTGTATAATCATACATTCTTAAATACATTTCCTGTACAATCTCATTGGCATCTTCTGAATTTAACTTAAAACTCTTTGCCATTTTAATCCACTCATTATGTCTATTTGCCAATATGTTTAATATCTTACTCAACCAATATAGATTTAACTTGTTCAAAACTATTGCATACATGATAGTTCCCTTTCCATTCATTTTGGAATTCAATCTCATCTGGTGTGAGTTTCTGTTGAGATTTTGTTTTACTACCATCTTTTAATTCTACTAAATAGTTTCGATTATTAAATCCAATTATAATATCTGGAGCTCCTTTTCCTAATTGATGTGTGTGTAAGATTGAGCAACCAAACTCTCTTAGTTTGGCAACTATATCTTTTTGGTTAGCATCTACTCTTGCTCTTCTTCGCATCGAAACTTATCTATATCTTCAAATGGTGTTTCATTGTGAAAATAATATCTCGATGATTTTCTATCGAAAGTTATGCCATGTATCTCTTGGGGATAACCTACGAGTTTCTGTTTCTTAATCTTTTGACTGCCAAATATTACTGAAGTATCAGAAAAGTCTACTGCTCTATTTGGTCTCCATACAAACAATACATTGTCTGCTTTATCCGAAAATGTTCCCCCACCTTTTATCCTGTTTAAATCAGGTTTATAATATTTGTTGTTGTCATCTTTTTGAGGTGTTACTTGGTGTGCTACTAAATGAATTGATATTTTATTTTCAATTGCAAACCTTTTTAACTCACTCATAAATCTACTAATATACAAATCTTCTCTTTCTCCATGTTGCATCCTATGTTGAATTGTATTGTAGGGGTCAATAATCAAAGAACGAATACCTTTTGTCTTCACTAAAAACTTAGCTCTGTCAAATATATCTTCTAATTTATAACTTTTTTTTGGATATATTATAAAAAAGTGTTTTTTCATAAATGCCATAGCTTCTCTAAACTCATCTTCACTCATATAATTATTAGTAAAAAATGGGTCAGCACTTTTGCCAATATAAGTTTCAATCAAGTCGTTAAAGAAATCGTTTATTGGCATATTCTCAGGTGAAAATACACCAAACTTCCAACCATCAAAAAATGCTTTTAATAATGCCAACTGATTTAAAAACATACTTTTACCTTCATTTTGATAGCCAGTCCAAATATTTAACTCTCCATTTCTCCAAGTCCATGCTGAATCTATGCTTGGTATATAGGTTGTAGTACCTCTTTCTTGTCCATTTCTATAATTATCTAACATTGAATCATATATATCATCAATACCAAATATTCCTTCTATTTTAGGGTCACTAGCTTTTCTAACCCTATCTTTTAAAGATTCAATACCCTCATTAAGTAAAACCTCATTAGCATCTTTGTATGGTTTAAAATTAACTATCTTACATTTTTCAGCACCAAACCTTCTAACTAATTCTTCAGATAAATATCTACCATTATCATCTTCATCAGTTGCTACATAAATTCTTTCAGCTTGTTCAAATACTTCATAACTATTTGATATACATTCTAATTTTTTATCTATGTTTTTATCGTGTACATTAGGAGCACCCATATTAACAGAAGTATGCCAAGTAATACCAGCTACTTCCCAACTCAATGAATCTATTTCTCCTTCACATATGATAATTAATTTTTCATTGGCAACCCTATCATAGTTATATATAATTGGCAAACCATTTCTACTCTGTGTAAACATTTTATCATTAATGCCACGAGTTTTATAGTTTATAAGTTCATTGTTTTTAAAATATGGGAAAACTATACTATTGCCATCTTTTGTAGATATAATTTTATTTGCTTCAATAACCTCATCAGTAATTCCTCTTTTACTAAGAAACTTTCTACATTTTTGATTTAGTTTCTTTAAATTGTTCTTAACAGGTTTTTGATATACTTTTTTTTCAGGCATATAATATTCAGTTTTAACCTTGCCACTCCATGAGCATTTATGACAATTATAAATCCCATCTTCTAAATTTATACTCAAACATGGGTCGTTGTAATGCTCTTTGCCTATTCTATAACAATTTGGGCACTTTACTTTTTGTTGCGTACGATTTCCTTTTGGCAATATACCAATTTTTTCGAATTCTGTTTTCATTGTTGTTTTGTATTACACTATGTTATATATTATGTTATACACTATGTTATATATTTATTATATATATACACTATGTATTACAAGGAACTGACAAGTTTGGCATTTGGAGATATAAATATTTTTCTTTGTTTTCCGTAGTTTCCAATACTTTTTGTTTCCCTTTTAATATATTCTTTGTCTTCTAGTTTTTTTAATATTCTATATAAAGTTCTATCATTGAGCTTCAGAGTATTACATATTGATTCGTTTGAAGCATAACAATAATTCTTTTTGATTGCCAAAGAACTAATATATGATAAAACTGCTGATTCTTGTATAGATAAATTTGTATTCATAAATGCTAAGTTAATGTTTATATAATTTTTCATTGTCTTTTGATTTTAATCCCAAAGTGCCTAGCAGTAAATTAACAACTAAAAACAACATGAAAAGCACTAGGCACTCTAAGATTATGTTAAACTAAAATGGTAAATCAGTTTCTACTTTTTGTGGCTCTGCTTTTTCATCAGGTTTCCACTCATCTAACCAAATAGAATGTGTTTTACCATATTGGTCTGTCTCCTTCTTTTTTCCAATAGTCAACTTTACATACTTTTGACCATTGTACTCAAATGTAGCATCTTTAATCTTCTCTAATGATATAGAAAAGTTTACTAAATCGTAGTTTCCAACTTTTTTTCCACTACCTACATACTTTTTTTCATTCATAATAATTAAAATTTAATTTGTTAATAATTTTTCGACTTCTTTACTTACTTTGTATTTTTGTCTAACATCAGTCATTGTAAACCCTTTCTCTTTAATTGCTTTTAAAACATTGTTAAATTGAACAGAATCTTTTTGTAACCATTGTTTAGAATCGGTTAAAGTGCCTGTAGAAGCCTTTTTAGGCACTTTTCCGTGCATATTAGTTGCATCAGCATCTTTAGTATCATCTATTAAAAATAAGCCGTTTAAAGCGTATTTTCTAGCATAACTACTAGATGCACCAAAACTTTGTGCAACATCCATCCCTTTTTTATTAGGGTCAATACCTGCCTGAGCAGATACACTCATGCTATCTGTACCATCAGAAATAGTAGCAGTAGCAATAACATATAATGGTTCATTATTTATAGTGTCGGATAACATAAGAGTTAAACCTTCTTTTTTAAGAATAGGTTTGACTGCTTCTAAAATGTCTTCACAACTTCTATAATTATAATTACCAAAATTGTTTCGTTGATTCTTAGGTGCTTTCAAGGTCGCTTGAACATTCACCAATTTACTTTGTAGATTTTTCATTTTGCTAATATATACATTTTTTGTCATATGCAAAACAAAAAAGAGCAACTTTTTCAAGCCACTCTTTTCCAACAATGAAAACAAAGAAAATCAATGAGAGTTATAAAACACCCTATTGAATTCACAAAGATAGTAAAAAATACCTATTAAATTCACAAAGGACTTATTTTCCTTGTCCTCTATACCGTTTTAAGTAATTCTTACTTGATTTTACTTTACTTGATTTTTTTTTGGCGTGTATGCCTTTTCTTTTACGACTATTAGATTTATATATATGAACAGCAGCTCTTTTTGCCATTACTTACCTTTAATAATACTACTTGCCTTTTCTGTAGTTCTACCACCAAAATATGCTAATACAACAGCCATCATAACTTTCTCAAATGTATCATTCCACAATGGACCTATTTGAAAATCGATTGAATTAACAGAATCCAATATACCTGCAAAACTAAATACCACAATGCACCAAATAAGAACAAGAGGGCGAACATTCTTACTAAGCCAACTATCACTAGCTGCATCAGCTTTCCATCTTGTACTAATTTCTTCCATCTCTTTATTTTGTTGTTCATATATAAGTGTTTGTAGTTTTATTTTATCTTCTGTAGGTATTTTAGCTTTAGTAATCTCTGCAATAGCATC